CTTGGATGCTAAAGGTCGATAAATCTTAAATCTATCATATACCTTATATGCATACATAGGATTAGTTTCTTTGTAGGTTCCTCTGACGACTCTATTACAAAGAAAGTATTTAATGCTAAACACTTGATATTTCTTTAATGTATCAAGTGAGATATGGAATTGCTTCCAATATCTTTTATCTATATCTGTGAATGGTTGTCTAACAATTCCTATATCCATAACATTACTTACGTTCTGGGTGTAAGTCTGTTGACGTATAGACATATTAGGATTCATTTTACGAACTATTCTCAGTAATTCTCTTTCAAACTCTTCTCTTGTTTCTATTCCTTTGATTAACTTAACGAACTTTAGAGCGTTACCTCCATCTCCAGTGCCGTGGTCCTTGAAGAACAATCCGCCTTGTTTACCACGAAATATAGCAAAAGAGGGATTCTTATCATCATTCCTTAATGGGCTGTTGATAAGTTTCCCTATTTTTATACTACCTAAGTAGTATGTATAGATACTTTCGTCATCCAACATAGACAACAAGTCTTTAAGACTCATTGTAATTGCTGTTTTTGTACTATACATTTGACTTATAAGTTCTTGTTAGTGTGGGTATCATAAGAATCGAACTTATGCTTGTTCCAAAATACCCAAATAGGCCATTTATTTGCGTTCTAAGCGTCTCAAACTATTTCTCTTAACAACTACATCAAAGTCTATGCTTAAACGTCTTAAATCGCTTCTAAATGGCCTTAAATCGAACGCTCCCTCTCCGTATCAGAACAAAAATTATACTTAACGTAGGAATAGCCTTATTACACGTTATTACTGTTCGATTTATATGTGGGATAGGAGAGAGTCGAACTCTCCGTGTGTAAACTATGGCTAAAAGCACACTACCATATATCCCGTGTGAGGTTTTTACAGAACCTCAAAACTGTTCTTGTTGGATTTGTCCACCAGTGACTATTTACCATTAAAATGGAAGGTCGTCACTACCTGATGCCTGAGTACTATCAGCATTTGTAGCTGAAGCAAGAGGATCTGTTGATTTCTCAACATCTGCGACTACCTGTCGCTCAAAACTGTCACGAGAGAACTTCTTAATTTCTGTCTCAGCCTTATCCATAGGCTCAACAAAGATACCATTCTTAGATACCTGAGTATAGTTATTCTTATCGTAAACAACCTTCAGACGTAAAGCCTTCTTAGTTGCTACCATAGGAGAGAGTGTTGCTTGAACCCAATCTATCATCTCCTTGAAAGTGCTAAACTCACCTTCAATCTTAGGGAAATAACAGTTGATAATCTGCATGATACGACCAAACTGTAAGTTATCACGACGCTGTAAATCCTCGTCGGTCTTAACCCACATGCTCTTTTCATTCTTCCATTCTGTCATAGATGCGGTTTTACCCTCACTATCCTCGAATATAATTTCAAGGAAATCATGACCGTTTGGAGACTTCTTAGCTTCTACAGACTTCAAGAAAACGTTCTCATTAATACCAACTGGCATATAAGAACCATTAGACTCGTTATTATTTGTAACAGCTGTACTTGTACTATACATAATTTCTTAATTTTATTGAGTTATAACTTCTTAAAATAATAGGGATTAATCCTTATAAACCTTATCCCAATAGGTTGTTATGCTTCCATCATCGTTTCCTTTGGCGATGACTATATCCTGTCCTCTTAGGTGTGGAGCACGGGCCTCCTTAATAGAACCATCTCCTCCTTTGAAACTTATATGAGTCTCATTTCCCTTTCGGTAAACAAGACCTACTGCGTCAGCTTCTCCACATATAATTGCAGAGAGCTTTCCAACTAAGTCAAGTGCCATTTCTGACAACTCTTCTCCGTTGTTATCAATCTGTACATCCTTAACATGTCCGACCAATATGAACTCGTCACAAAGCTCTTTAAACATGTCAATTACCTTACGTACTGCCTGTCTAATATAGAAATAGCCAGAGCCGTTAGGTAATGTACGAACATCGTCTCCCTTCCAGTTCTTTCCAACTGGACTTTGACGATATAAAGTAGCAGCATAACTTAAACAAATCTCCTCTAATCGAGTAGCGTTGTCTATTGTAATACGGTTATAGAAATTATGCCCTACTTCTTTATTCTTAGCTCTAATGGCTTGAGCAGCTTCTCCTAAGTCACTAATGTTACGGCATTGTATTGCCATAGCATCAATAAACATAGAACCACCTTCTAAGTCTATGATCAAGTTATTTTCTAACTGTGCCAATGCTGATGTTTTACCAGACTTTGGCCTACCATAGATAATTAAGAAACGCGGATTAACTGAAACTGCTGGAACTTTAGATGTAGGTAATGTAATCATTAACTCTTAGGTTTTAGATTATTTATTAATCTCAATATTGATATTGTGACTGTTAGTATAGATATCAATAATGATCTTCTTCTTTGGAGCACTCAACGTGTTCAAGAATGCAAGATTCTCAAAATCATCGTATGAGTAAATGTCGCGGTCAATCTGAATCTCGTCATCGTAGAAGATAACTGGGATGTTGCCCGCAAGCTTATAAACCTTACCAAAAATGAATGGGAAGGCTTTCTTCTTACTATAATTAGCAAGGAATGATGCTGCTTCTGCAAACTCTTTGCCCTTCAGTGAAGCAGTACTGGCTTCGAAGATCTTTGCGTCTTCCTGCTTAGTCTTATAATCCTTGAGATATGAATTCGTCTCCATTAGATTAGTAAGAATAAGGTCATCAAGAACCTCAGAGTAATCTGTAGGCTTATTCTTCTTGAGAAAGGAAAATGTGAAAAACTTCTTAATATTGTTGTTACTATTGTTGCCAGTTGTAAAAGTATATGTATTCATAAAATTTCAGCCTTAAAATGTTTTACAATTGACGCTTATACTTCTATCAGATTATTGAACGCAAGGTCATTCTCGAATTCAAGTATACATGGTTTTCCCGCATCGCGGTTCTTTAACATGTGTATGTATACTTTGTTAGAAGTAGGTAAATGATTCGGACCGTATTCTTGGATGCCCAATATTTCTGGTCTATGTATAACGCAAACGTAATCGCTTGCTTGAAATATAGCGTCTGATGATGACAAATCACTTCTCATAGGATAATGACTTGTCGGATTGTTTATTCTCTCAGAAGATTCTATGTTTCTGTTCATCTGAGCAAGCTGTATAATACTTGTCATTGGTAGCTTTTTAGCTTGTATGAACACTCTTTCTAACTCGCTTATAGTCTCTAATACAGATCCTACTTGTTTTGTTAGTAACGCATGATCGTATACTATCAAGAAATGCTTGTTAGTTCCTTTAACATACGTATCATAGAATTGGAATATTATGTCTTTAACTTGCGTGGGAGTAGTAGGGCTATCTACAAAGTAAATAGGATACTCCTTTAGCTTATTGGTTACCGATACGACCATTCTGAAGGTATTGTCGTCCAGGTCCTTTTCAGAACTATACAGAGTCGAAGTCGTTCTCCTTAGCTTATTTGAGAGCGTCCTTCCAACCTGCCTAAAACCAACCATCTCTAAAGAGAAGTTTAGTACTATAACATCTTCTGATTCATTTAAATCAATCACGTCTGTGGTAATCAAGTTCGCAAACGAACTCTTTCCACTTCCAGAGATACCTGCAATGGTAAGCACAGTGTTAGGTTCTATTCCACCCATACACTGCTTGTTAAACTTATTCCATCTTGTTTTTAAGCTGACGATTTTATGTTCACGTCTGCCTGCAATATATTGAACAGCTTCATTCGCAACTACAGACATAGGACGTATCAAATTAGATAAGTTCTGTTCCATATGTCTCTGTATTTTGCTCTTGCCGTTCACTTAGCATCTCTTCTTCAATTTCTTCCCACTGATGGTCTTGTAACCATCTCCACATAGTCTTCATATATCCTATTTTGCCCAGCTTGGTTTTCTTCTCAAGTTCCTTAACTAAGCATTTGTTAATATGTTCAGCTTTGGTATAGCTTTTACTAACATAGGAGTTATAAAGATTTCTGCATTTATTCTTATTCGTCCTTAGGTAAACTTTTTCTCCATCTGGACGAACAGCATAAACTGGGTACATATCGTAAAACTGATCAAAATAGCTACGATCTGGTTCGATATAAGCTGTAAGCTTTTCAGATTCTTGATATGTAATTGAATTCCCTCTCTCTATCGAGGTAATAAGTCCTTGTTCGATTAAGTATGATATTTCGTCGTCGCTAATTAGGCTGACAATTTTGCGGACGTCTTGATTATTAGATTTTTGATTCTTATCCAATACCATACTTAGGAAGACTAATTGATTTAAATTTAGTTTATCTGGATAATCCAGAAGTTTTGTGTTTAATTCAATAATCATACTTTTATACTCTTTGGTTAACAAGTCTGATCGTCAAACAAACTCAGTTGTACACTCGTAAGCTCATCAATAATTTTACTTGCTTTAGAAATGTAGTACTGATAGTTTATATGACGATGCTCTATAGGCTCTTCGTCATACGTATTCAAGATAGTAACTCCTGATTCTGTCAAAAGGTTTATATCTGTATATTTCTTTACATCAACTTTCTTACCTTGATAAGAAAATTCAAAATCTTTCAACCTTTCATTATATTTTCTCTTGAATAAATAATAATCATTTGTAGATGCGTAAAACCTATTAATTCTCTGTACTTTTTCACTTCCGTGATATACATCGAACTTTTTAGCTACGCGTTGACCAATTACAAAATCTCTAATATCTTTGTCAGACATTATAAATTCTTTAACTGGTTGTTTTGTGAGAAAATAGTTTATAACCGCTTTAGGAATTACGACTGGTGCTAATCCTTTCCCAAGCTTGGTCTCGGTTATAAACATTCCTTTCTTTTCTATCAGATTAGGGTCTTTGGATTCAGAGTATCCCTTAATGATACCGAAATAATCATTAATTGCGTACTGATAAAACGCTTCATAATCATTGCTTTCAAATACAAGTTGTGTAATAGCTTCTATTTCTGCAATAGCTTCCTGAATTCTACTGCGATTCTCTTCCTTAGCTATATACATAACACCATCTGTGTTAGCTTGTATGATCCTACAATCTAACTCCAGCAAACGTTCTATTAACATAAGTAATATCAATTGTCCATTGATTCTTATTCGGAAGACGTTAAATGGATCGTATAACCAACTTGATTCTTCTTGCATTTTCCCCGTTACAGCGTTAAGGGCAAGCTTTAGTGTCTTGTCCTTAAGTTTCTGTCGATTATGTTTTGCATAAATTCTGTCGTTATAAACGTCAGTGTAGACCTGCAAAAATTCTTTTCCTACACAACTTGGAGCAAGGTTGTATTTAATTAACAACGATGGGTACATCGACGCCACATCACTGTGCCCAATATACTCATTCTCGTTAGGACGGAAGATTTCTGGTTTATTGATAGAATGTAATCCACCAACTCCAACAGAATAGCCTAAATTTGAGAGAACAAACTTCTTCTCATAGCCTTTGCGTTCATGCGAATCAACTACTTGTTTTTTCATATCTTCGAGAACGTCTTGTAATTTCGGATTTTTATATTGTACAAAAGGGAAAATCACATCCTTTAACTTTATGTCTTCAACTGGCTCTTGAGTTTTTTTGAGTTCTTTTATATCTATGCCTGTTTTCTCACAATAAAGTTTAGCAAGGATGGATTCCCCAATCTTTACTCCATCGAAAGACAAACATGGAATTCCATATTCATCTTCAATATACAAACGAAGTTTTATATCTTCTTCAAGTCTACCTAATAGATCTGTTGTAGATTCAACATCGTTTATATTATATGCAATCATTTCGTCAATATCAGAGTCTTCGATTGGTAAATCAAATGAACCTGAATATTCCTGAACGTTTTTATAGTGCATAGTTAATTGCATTTCTTTAAGACCTACTCTTAACTTTGAACTAAATTGCATAGTTAAAAGATCCATGGAGTTGAATTTATTTGCATATTTCCATCTCTTGAATCTTTCTATATCTCCATCTTCTGATTCTATTATACATTTAGACAACTTGTATAACGATCGGCATACTTCTTGACAGGTTCTATGACTCAATTGTCTTTGAAGATCTATAATATAGTTTATTACCACGTCGTCATAATGCTTGTTATTATAACCACAAAAGATTATGTCTTTAGAAACGAAAAAATCAACTAACTCTGTTAGCTGATTCTTTCTATTAGATATTTCAAAAAGTAATAACTCTTGTGTTTCTGTGTCTTTACATGTACAATGAAAACAGTTTGGAAAAATCTCTATGTCGTACGTAACGACTTTAAGTTTTCGTATAAACATGGTTCAAAGACTCTAAGTTA